ACGATGTCAATTTCCTTGCTTTCGTCTGCGTGTTCTGCGGCAAGGCTCAACAGCTCAACCCGTTCCGCTTCGGACAGTTCGCCACGGACATAGTGCCGTTCGATTGTGCGTTCCATAGCGTCCAAGCGGTAGCCGCCCGACAGGATAAGATTCTTGATGAAATCGTACATAGCTTATTCTCCTTTACGATAGTGCCGCAACAGCGGCGGCGATTTTGGTATCAATGTAGTGTTTTAGGTCTGCGGCGTACTCCACGGATACGTCTCCGGTGTCGGCCCAAATGTTGTTTAGCCCAGCAATCGTGCTGACCTCCTGCGGCGTAAGCTGATAGGTGATGGGTGTGGCGAGTTCGTAGACGAGTTGGATGCCAGACAGTAATGCTTGTATATCCTCTCCGGTTGTTCCGCTGGTAAATCGAGGGTCACGCACGAACAACTCAGTATTATAAAAGCCAAAGCCTACAGAATCTCCTGAGTTGTTTCCAATTCTCCCCTCAACGTAAGAAGAACACAGACCGATATGTGTACCCCATGCAGTTTTTTGGAACACATCATATACTCTTGTCGATGCTCTATTAGCCGATGCAGAAAACACCCACAACGGCAGCGTCCCCATATCCACCATCGCCCTATCCACCGTCAGCACACCGTTCTTCACATCCAGCGTCCCGCCGTACACCGTCCCAGCTTCGGTGGGGAAGGTGATGGAGTAGGTCGTGCCATCCTCTTCATCCGTTGTGGGCGAAACCGTCACCTTCGCCCATGTCCAGCCGGTGATGGGGCGCACGTTATCGGGGGACGGGTCGCCGCTTCCACTCTGCACAGGCTCAATGTCCAACGTCAACCCGTACACATTCGGCACGGTCTTGTCAGGGTACACGGACACGATGGAGCCGATTGCGGTGTCGATGAGTGCGCCAGCCTTGTTTTCGAGTGCGGCGGCAAGTTCAGCTTCGCTCACTTCGCCAGTTGCGCCCTTCGGAATGCCAAGATTCAACACGGGTGCTTCTGCCGTGCCTGTAATGGTAGCCGTAGCGTCCTGCGTGGGGAGAAGCGTCTGAACCGTGCCAATGGAGAAGTTCGGCGTTGCGCCAGTAGGCCCCTGTGGGCCAGTTGCGCCAGTAGCACCAGTAGCGCCAGTTGCACCAGTATCTCCTTTATCTCCCTTATCGCCCTTCTCGCCTTGAATACCCTGTATGCCCTGTGGCCCCCGTTCGCCTTGCGGCCCCTGTGCGCCAGTATCGCCTTTGGCTCCTTTCGGGATTCCAAATTCAAGGTTAAATACGCCATCATGCACGGTCTTTTCAACCGTTGCGCTTGACCCAGCAGACAGCGTTTCAGCCGATACCGTCATATCAAGGACAGAATCAGCCGCCGCCTGTGCATCGTTCGCACTACCCGCCGCCGCACCAGCACTTTCCGAAGCGTTCAGTTCGGAGGTATGTGCCGCACTTGCGCTACCAGCCGCCGCACTCGCACTTGCCGAAGCGTTCTGCTCCGAAGTCAGGGCCGCACTTGCCGAATCGGATGCCGCCGTTGCGCTTGCCGAAGCACTCTCCGCATCAGCCGAAGTTGCCGCCATCGCCACGTTCAGGGCAGCGATAGCCTGGTCTACAATGTCCTGTTGCTCCTGTGTCGGTTCGGCGGGGTCTACGTTCGGACGGGGGCGAAGCGGTATTACAATTTCGTACTCCGTCACGCCGCTATCAACTGTCGGATGCAGGTAAATCCAACAGAATATCTGTGCCGCATTTGACAGGAAGTATTCGTCAGGAATCGCCACAACGCCGTTCTCACCGATTTGCCGCTTTGCCGCTACGGAACGGGAATTTGAGAAATGACACTCAAACTCGGCGGGGATGTCGATGCCGCTAATGGATAGTTTCATCCCGTGATCTATAAACCATGACGGTTCAGTACACGTTTTGTAAAACCCATCGAATGTAGCTTGAATTACGTTTTCGTTTGCCATAACTAATCGCCTTTCAGTATCGTGTCATGCGGTTTTAATACTTCGTCATAGTATTTCTGAACATCGCCGTTGCCGTCATTGTCCAGATATTCTTTCCCGGCAATAATGCGTTCAGACAAAGGTATGTTATCGCTCATTACGGTCAGACGGAGTATCGCCATGTACTGCGTGTGATCGTGTTTCAACAACGTGTCAACATTCGACTTTAGATCGGTAAAGTAATCTTTTGTGCTTTTTGCCACTTTAACGATTTTAGCAATAAGCGCACCAACCGCCGCGATAGCCCCGGCAATACTGCCCCAAAGCAGGATGGTTTGTGTTAGTTCGTTCATTTCTCTACCAGCTTCGTGTATTTTCCTTTGTTTGTTATGTACGCCTCTGTATCTCCCAAATCGATGCAGTACCACCCGGACGGAGCCACCGCCACGAACGGGTATTCCTCTCCGCGGTGAGCGATCTTAACCGTCTTGCTTAACGTGGTGTAGCCCGCCCTGATCCGTACCGATTTGCCTATGACCTTAACGACCTTATCAACTATGGGCGGTTCGGGCTGTGCCTTATCTCCGCTTTCGCCGCTGTTTAGAACGATAGCGGTATGCCCCTTAACAGCCGTAACAAGGATATCGCCCGTCCTCAGGAAGTACGGTACATCCGTATGCTCCGTGAGTTCCACGAATTGACCCGTTTTTAGCAATACGGACGGTTCGCTTGCCGTGTTGAAATTACCTGTTTTGATCCCGGCATACGCAAGACACACCCGGACAAGGCTGGAGCAATCGCATTCGCAAGGGACGGATACTTCTGCACAATCAAACCCAAATCGTTGCGCCACATTGTATAGCGTATTGCGCTGTCCCTGATCGTAGCCGATACACGGATTATTGCAAGCCGCCCGCATATCGTATGCCAGCTTTTGCGCAACCTCATCCGATTTGGGACGGAATATGCGCCAGCCCTTTTTGTTGACGTACCAAGGTTGGATTCTCAATTCCTTGCCGCTTTGGTTCCCCGGTTCGCCGCCTCTGGCCTTTCCGTGTTCGTCACCGACAGCGTTGCCTATAAAGACAGTCATGAGTTGTTACCTCAAATATACCAATATCTGAACCTAACCCCATTTATCTGCGTCCCGGATTGCCCGATAATATACCATGTGCTTGTTGCGTTTTGACCGTATGGCATTACGGATATTGGCCCCGTAACAGTAGTCCATATATACATTCCTATCGCCACAACGTTTGTCGGGCCAAGGCCACTCGGATAAGGTACAGATGCGTAATTGCTCGGATTTATCGTGTAGTTTGCTGGCGTAGGATCAATATAGGTTTTCAGCTTAACCGTAGAAAGGTCATATATGTTTTTCTGCGTTTCGTACTCGTTTGTTTTTTGCAAGCCCGGAAGTGATCGCTTTTCTCTCCCGCTACAAGATGCCGTTACGATAAACGGCCCGCCCCTCCAAACAAGTTTTTGCTGAAAAATCGGGAAAACACCCCTTGACGAAGAACTGTCATATCTAACGTAAATGATGTCCCCCGCTTCGTATGCACAATCGCCAATAAACGTTATGTTTCTCGGAACATAGTCCCGTATGTCATTTACAAGGGCTGCTATGCTTTGCCCCACGGTTGGCGCGATGCTCTGTTGTATGAATGGGTTATTGACGATGTAAAGCGGGTTGTCAGGGTTGGGAGAAGTGGCTCCGCTACCGTCTGTAAATCCATATTGCCCGCTCATAATAATGACTTGATCCGCACGATAGCTTGTGTACTCAGCCATTTCATCTTGCAATATGTTTGTCGGAACCGTTGACCCGTTTAGAATGTACGTAACGCCTCCGGGTGTACTGCCGTCATCCCAAACTGCCTCCTTGAAAACCGTTACGCCAAGGATGCCCTCTCTGTTCACCCGTGCGTGTCCGCCGCAAATCGCAGAAAGATACTCAATCACATCGCGTATGCTTTTCCCTGTTGGGTCAAAGCTCGGCTTGTTAATCGTCACGTTCCCGTTTACTGGCATCGTCTGGCTCACTTTAACGCCTGGTATGCCAAGGCTTTCGACTGACGCAAATAGCGTTGTCGGAGTTTGGCCCGACCATGTAACGCTGTTAAACCAATCCTCGCAATTATAGTTTCCAAGTTGCGCCATCACATCGTTCGCCCTTGCCGAAACGATAAGGCTTGTTGTCTTTGTTGGCTTCTCCCACCAGTACACACCAAGGGGGCAATACAACCAATCGTTATTATCTGGATCGTATACCTCAAAATACATGACAATAGGCAAATCCCACGCATAGATTGACATGGCCCCATCGTCATTCATAAATGATACTTCAATCGAATTGCTAACGCTTGATCCGACTTGCACCTCTGCGTCCTTGTTGAACCAATCGTAAATAGCAACCCCGTCCGATGCAATTCGGGAATTGGAATTAGTATCCGCTTGATTGTATTTTAATAGCGTCCCAGCCGCTTCGACTTGTGCGCGATCCGTAAAGTCCAATGTCGGGTTGTTTGCCAAGTCTACGCTGTAAATCAATATCTGCGTCTTTGCAGCTTCGTTTTTGACAAGCGTGTGAAAGCGTCCAGGGTCTTGCAACGTTACCATGTAATTCCCTCCTTAATAGCCTATAAATGCGTATCTTAGTTCTTCGTAATTGATTATGTTGTTCGCAACATCAACGTTACGAATCTCATAGGCCACATCTGGCATATAGCAATCGTGCGTTTTGTAACTGTCTGTTTCTGGATCATAATACTCGACAGCCAACTTCCTTTCGCTCGGCTCGGAGTACGCGGAATTTAGTATATTGTTTAAGGCATTTATGTCCGCGTTGCTCATCAACGGCGTGTTGAACTCAATTTTGGGCGGTTTGTTCTCTACCGTCACGCGATGCAAATACCCGTTCACATCGCGCTCCGCCGACCATTCAAGCCGCTGATTTGGTGTCACCTTGTACGTTTCGGCCCGCATATACTTTAGCGGGATCACAACGCCCGGAGTGCCTACTTTTATCAAATACCCACTAAACGCCATATCTTATGCCCTCGCGTACATATCGGCCGACCTTGCCACAACCTGACCCAGCGCAGCAGACGGGTTAATCTGCAACGGCTTGTTGAGAAGTTGCCGAATCAAACTGTTCTGCTCACGAAGCAAGTCGTTCTGCTCCGCGTTTCCGCGCTCGATACCTTCCTGCATATTCTGTACGATTTGTTCGCTATCCATCGCAGTTTCAATAGACGGATTATTCGCGCCTACAAGTTTGAAATGAATGTTTGAAATCGCCTTTGCTACACCAGCACTAACGGAACTCACGATTTGACCGTTATTCATTACGGCTGTTGACCCGTGGATCGTTCCGACAAGTTCCGGGTTGCCGTTTTCTCTTGCGCGGAAGATTTGACCGCCCCACGGAGAACCGCCGCCAGCGTAAGACTGGATGGGTCGCCATGATCCGTTTCTGTATATGCCGCCGCTTGCTGCTTGTGTAAGGCTAACAGAAGAACCCGTTACCTTTTTGATGTTTGCTGTCGCATCGATCTTCATGTAGCCGTTTGACTTCAGCGAATCGGCAACGGTATACTTCTTGAAAGCCGCCGTTGCATCCCATGTTGTCGAAATATCGGAAGTCCGTGCGTTAAATTTTGCCGTACTGTTCCACGTTGTGCCAGCCCAGTTGCTGCCTACCGTTTGGCTGTTCCAATTCGCGGTACTGTTCCACGTTGTCCCGGCCCATTTATTTCCCGTCCTCTGGCTGTTCCAGTTCGCGGTGCTATCCCACGTAGTCCAGTTCGACAGGGCAGACCCGCTTTTTGAGCCTTTGACCGACCAATCTGTATAGTTCGATGTGGAATCCCAAGTATTCCATTCCTTTACAATGGACGGGCTTTTTGACCCGCGCACAGACCAATCGCGGAAATCGGATGTACTATTCCAGGTTGTCCAAGACTTAACCGTTGCCGGGTTTTTCGTCCCTTTGACAGACCAATCCGTGTAGTTTGCGGTGACAGGAATGGATACGCTACCGTCACCAACGACTTTTCCATGCGTGAAAAATCTGCTCGGATCAAACGGCGTTACAGGCTCTTTTACTTCTATTTCTACTTCTGTTTTTATTTCACTATTATTTAGTTCGTCCAGTTGCTTTTCCAATTCCCACCCGGCTATCCGCGTTTCTGACAGCTTTGTTGCCGTTTTGTCAACGGCTTCGGGAATATCAAGTCCAAATACGCCAAGGAATTTCTGCATCCAATCAGGCAATTCGTTTGCCCACAACAAAAGATCAAGTTTGCCCTGATAAAACGATTCCTTTATGTCATTCCATGCAATTTTAGCGTATAATGCGGCTCTATTTAGTGAATCCGCGTTAATCCATTTGCTTACTGCATCGTCAATCCCAAAAAGCCATTCGCTTAGATCATCGAACAAATCACTATCTCCACCAAAAATACCCATGAAGAGCGATTCATTTTCATCTATGCCAAGGCTTTCCTTTATTCTCGCGCCTAAATCATTAAACCATCCTGCTATTTTTTCCCACAATTCACTCGGCAAGGTGTCAAGGTTTGCGATCCATTCGTCTAATGGTTTGAAAATCGGGTCAAGTATTTCCTCTTGTACAAGTGTCCAAAAGCTGCTTGCTCGTTTAGGCGCATCGCCAGAACTCCATCCTTTTGGAAACAACCTGTCAAGAATTGTAGACCAATATGGTTTGAACTCTGTTGGTTCAGTTGGTTCAGTTGGTTCAGTTTCGCCACCACTCAACTCTTTATTTAGTCCGTCTTTTACTCCCTTGATAAACCTATGTATAGCCTCCCAAACCTTGTCCCAATCGACGTTATCAAAAAAATCAACGGCCCATTTTGTTACAGTACCAAGGGCGGTTCCGATTGCTTCTCCAACTTTCTCCCAATTTTCCGAATCACTCACAGCCCCATTCAATGCGTCTGCCAAGTTTTTTCCGAAGTTTTGCACCGCTGGCGTTTTTATAAAATCGCTAATCTTTGTGGCTAAATTCCCAAGCCCTTCACTTAGCTTTTCCCCTAAAGAAAAGAACGTAAAATCTGCGTCTGGCTCAACCCATTCATACGCCCCTGAGTAGTCCGTAGCGGACGATCCGCCTCCGCCTCCACCAGATTCCTTGCCGATCACGTTCAGTTCGTCCCAGCTTGCCAGCAAACCTTTGATTTGCTTTCCCGCGCCGCCAGCACTTTCACCGACTTCTTCAAATCCGGACGATGCCTTTTTGTAGTACCCGGATCCGTTAAGCACGGCAAAAAACCTTGTAATAGCGTCCGCCGCTTGCGTTACAAGGTTGATGATTCTAATCAATACGGGTGCAATCGCTGTAATCAGTCCGCCAAACGCCGCACCAAGTTGTAGCGACATGGTTTTTGCGGCACTCTTTATGCCGTCCATAGCACCGGCCAGTTTTGCGTAGTCCGCCGGTTGGTTTGCTTTGCTGAACGCATACGCCGCTTTCAATCCGTCGCGGAATGCCTGACCAACATATTTTATTGCTGTACGGATCAAACGATAGTACGCAATACGACCAAGGCTGGACGCGAATTTAGATATTCCACTCGCTCCAGTCTTGGCCGATTTGCCTACATTAAGACAAGCCGCTCCGATTTTGTTAAATCCGTTAGCGGCAGCTGTTCCCGCCGTAGACGCACTTTTTGATTGCTTGGCCATGCGGCCCATTTCGTCAGCAAGTTGTCCAACTGCCGGGGCCGCTTGTGTTGCGTTATGCCGTATATTTAAGGTTACATCTGCCATTACTTTTTGCCTTTCGCCCTGTTGAATGCGTCTTTCCAGGCATTAAGCCGTTCAACCAATTTGCGGTTGTTTGCCTCGATTTGCGCCTTTCGCTCGTCCTCGGTTGGCGGGAAGATCCGAATTGGTTCCTGGATGTATTTCTGCTTTTGCTTACTGAATGCGTTGTTGATCGCAATAGATACAGCGTTGTGGTTGTACAGACCGGCCATCCATAGTTGCTGGTTCATTTGTTCAGTACGGAGCCGGTGGGCTTTCCGGTACGATACTGCCCGCCACGGTTCGGCATACCAAAACTCGTCATAGGTCATGCCGTATACCATGTATAGCGGGCAAGCATCGTCAAACAGGTCGGATGGGTATTTGTACCTCGGTACGGACGGTTCGCCCTGATTTAGAACGATACCGTCACTTTCCGGTTTTTTTCGTCACCGTCCAGCGTCTTGTATGCCTGGGCGTACAGTTCGCCAAGCCGCTCAAACAGGCCATCCGGTGCGTCCGTAATGCCGCCAACGGAATCAAGCAGTTCGTCGGTCCGTTTCCTCTTGATTTCTCGCTCATGGTGCATCAGGAACGCGTAATACCACAGGTCGTAGCACAGCGTGGGAAACTTTGCGCAATCCTCCATGCTGAACCCGTTCCGTTCGGCACGGCGCACGATGTCGCGGTTGAACTCCAGGGTGTACGTTTTGCCAGTATCGTTGTCGGTCAGTTCGATGGGCTGTACTCTCTCGATTGCCATTGTTTGCTCCTCCTCAAAAAAACTTTATGTGGGGACGGATTAAACTGCGGTCCCCGGCGCAGTATGGTTTCATTAGGTGCTGGAAGTATCCCAACCGTGGATCTGGTTGGGTGTGATGTACACGCTGGTTTCGGCCACAGCGTCAACGGACATACCATTGATGCCCAATTCGGCGGGGATCCCCGCGAAGTAGAAGCTGCCAACCGTGGGTACGCTAATCTCAAACCAGGTCGCCTTGCTGGATTCGGCAGCGGTTTCGGACGCGCTGACAAGGGTTTCCCAAGCGGTCTTGAACGCGCTGGTCAGGTTCGCGGTGAAGCTAAGTGCGCCACCGGGGTCCTTCAAGCCGGCAATATCAATGTGTTATCGTAAAGGCTTTTTATCCTCTACTTCATACGGTTTCCCGTATGTTCAGCATATCTTTTCAACCTTATCGGTTGTCGCGGCCTCGTGGTGGGATTATATCTTTTCACCCACTATGCGTTGCCCCTGGTTACGGTTCCCGCAACCTTCGGTTCGGATTAGCATGGCCTCTCGGCTTTAGCTTTCCCGCTTAATTCCGCGATTTTAAAACGGCATATTATTGGTTCACCGTTTCCAGACCAGATCGGAAAGGTCGGTCACTTCCAGGGTGGAAGGTTCCGGATTGAAGTCAGGGGTTTCCTTGATGTTGGGGATTGCGGTATAACCCGTAGTGGGCCGCGTCCCGGCCGTAGTTTCGACCGCATACTTCAAGGCAACGCCAGCGGTAGAAATTTCAAGTGCCATAGTTTATCCTTTCTTGACGATCGCTCGTCATTCTCTATACATTTGATAGGTTACATTCCCGCCGTCCGTTACAATCGGTTCGCCAGCTACGGCCTCCCATCGTAACGTAATGCGGTAAATCGTTCGGTCCAGGTTCGGCATCGGTTGGAAGAACGTGCGGGTGAATTTCATGTCCTGCATCGTTTCGTCAACCAGCTTCGCTATAGACCGTGCTTCTGCTTTCTTTCCGGTCGCCTTGTCGCTGTACACATTGCATTCGTACATCAAGTTAGCTTGATGCTCTTGCAAATCTGTATCCTGCGACCGGCGATAGGTCGTATTGTTTGATTCGTAAATGCATACGCAAGGGAACGCAGCGGGAACGGCAACATATTCTCCGTAGCATTGGCATTCTGGAAAAGCAGAACGCACAGCAGTAAAGACATCGTTTAAGACCTTGTTTTCAATGTCGATCATGCGAATACCTCATCTGCTATGCGTTGTACTTCTTGTAATACATCCTGTTTTGCGTGATACATGGCGGCGGATGGCGGATTACCGATTGACTTCTCTCCGTGCCGGTAATACCACCCGCCTGGATCCTGCCAATGGCCTTTTCCGTTCGGACCATCCGACCACGTACCTGGCCCGTATCCTTCCGGTTCCGGATGTCCCGCACCAATAACGCCGCTGCCAAATTCGATGAACAGCACCGCGTTGCCTGTGGCGTGAACGGCGTACCCGTTATCGATAGGCTTTACTCTTACGCTTACATCGTTCGTTCCGTCGTAGATCGCGTTGGAGAAATCCAGTTCGGCCCTGACTTTTCCGATCTCCGCTAACCGTCTGCATAGTTCGTTAGCCTTTTCAATCAAATCGGCAAAGTATTCGTCTAACCGTCTTTGCGCCCTGGATACGCTGGCGTAATCGAATACATTCACATCGACCGTCACGATACGTTCACTTCCTGGACAAGTATCGCAAGCTGGTTAAGCGACCGTTCCGGTGCGCCCGATACCACGTAGTTGTGCGCAGGACTGACTTCTCCGGTCTGCTCGTCAACGGTCGGCGTGATTCCGATCCACAGGACCGTGCTGTCCGTAATGGGTACATCCACATCGCACGTTACGATTCGCCGCGTTCCGGACTGGTTCAAACCGAAACCGTCCAATTCGACTGATCCGGAATCCCAGCGAATGTTAGCGGCCCATTTGACCGGCGTGGAATAGGTCAATTCGTATTGGCCCGTTTTGTTTCCGTATTCGTCGGTCAGTTCGGTCTTTCCGCTAACCGTGGCGTAGTATATGGTTGTCTTGTTTCTTGCAAGGCAGTTCATATCAGGCCCCCGCTATCCACGCATACGGTGTAACTTCGGACAGCAAGTCCTCATCGTTCACACTTGCGTAGTGCCGGTTCACGCCGTTCTCATCATGGATGTATTCGCCCTCTGCACCACGGCGAAGGAAGTACCGCATGGCCAGCTTGCACCAAAGCAATTCGTACACGGGCGGAATGTCCGCGTCCTCATACCCGCCAAACGGGTACAAACGGCGCAGAATGGCCGCTTTCGCATCGTCAAGGTAAACGTCCACAAGAGCGTCCGTTGCGGCAGGATCGCCCTCTAAAAGCGTCTGAACGATATTGATGGCTTCTTGCTGTGTCATGCGGTGTACCTCACTTGGACTTTGCCTTGCGCTTCGCCTTGGGTTTTTCCGGTTCGGCCAAGCCGGGTTGTTCGCCCGGCTCGACCGATTTGAGCAGTTCGGGGAGGATCCCCACGGTCACGCTGCCGTCCGCGTTCTTGCGGGTCGCCATGTGTTAGGCGTGGGACACGTAGATGCCGTTGTCCTTGTGCGCCTTTACCCAAGCACCGTGGGCGAACCTGGGCTGGACGCGCCAAGCGTCGGCCTCGATGTTCTGGTTGGGATTGAAGATCCGGGGTGCATAGTGGGCCATGACCTGCAAGATCGCGGATGGGTGGACAATCATGTAGTTGATGGCATCACCGGAGGCGGTGTAGCCGCCAGCACCGGAGGAAGTGGTGGGCGCATTCATGGTGATTGCGGTGTTGAACCGACCGGAAGGAACCGTGATGACGCGCATATCGTTGTACATTTCAACGTTGTAGTTCACATCATTGTCGCGGTTCATGACCATGCGGGTGATGCCGCCCTTAAGGAACCGGTACGTGGTGGGGTTCACGAACAGGATGCGGCCCTCATAAGGCACTTCGGCATCGTCCAGGGTCGCGGTGGCCAGGTCAATGGAGGCCACGGTAGCAGCACCGGCGGAAAGGGTTTCGGTGACCACGTTGGACGCGGCAGCACCACCGGCGTACTGAGCGAAACGATAAGCGTCCACTTCGGGGATGATGTGCTGACGCTCGACGGTGGCAAGCAGGTTGGGAACCACAAGGCCCATCGCCTGGTCGTTATCAAGGAAGTCCACCTGATAGGACCGGCCACGGTCGGTTTCCAGCACGTAGGGCTGCCAAGTGCCGGTCACATCGCCTGGAACGAAACCGGCATCACGGTCGTAGTTGGACATACCGACGGGGTTCAGATTGAAAATGTTGACGGTGTTCGCGCCGGTAAACTGAACGTAGTCGGACAGGGTGTCGAGGATAGCGGTCTTGGAATCAGCTTTGTAGGCTTCATCCAGAAGGGGCAAATACTTCTGTGCGTAGGCAATGCTATTCGCAGCCGGGGCAACAACGGTAGTAGCCATTTGTTATTTCTCCTTATGTTTTTTTATTATCGGAGAGGCAGTCCCATGTGCTTTCGCAACCGGTTTTCTTCCTCTCTCTCTGCCTGTGCCGCCGTGGGCGGAGTGCCTACGGACAGACCAGGCTGTTTGTTGATGGATTCCGTCAGTAGTTTCTGGCGCTGGTTGTCAAGGAAACTTTTGGTGGCCAGGAAATACTCATCCGATACTCCCTCCGGAAGGGATTTCGCCATCAAATCGGCGGTTTCGGAATCAACGCCCGCGCTCATGAGCTGCGCCTTGTAGCTGCTGATCCGTTCTTTATCGCGGTAGCTTGCCAATTCGTCCTGCAACGCTTTTTCTCGCTCTGCACGGTCCGCTTCGGCTCGTTCCGCTTCGGTCTGCTTCTCGCGTAGCAAGCGTTTGTACTCTGCTGCTTCGCTGTTCGCCTTGGACAATGAAGTTTTTAGCTTCGTTACATCCGCCGGTTCGGTCTGTTCCACTTCGATCTCCTGATTCAGCAACGCGGCCACCTTTTCATCGGCGGACAGATTGTCGAATCCTTCGATCTTGGAAGGGTCGATCTTGTACTTGTTAGCCATATTCAGTTCCTTTCGCGTTTGTTGAAGCGGTTCCCTCCGCTATGATTTCTGTTTGTTAAGGATGTTTTCTTCACCCGTAATGCGCTTTTTAGACTGCATCACCGCAGTTTTATGTCAAAGGCTTATGCCATTGATAGCGAAATTCGGCAGCGACAGTTGATGTTGTTTTGCGGAAGTTGGAAGTCTCCTGGATACCGTGCGTAGTCCGAATCGAATGTCCAGAACCTACCGTCTACCGGAACGGTCATTCCTTCCAGGTAGTCGTGGGTGTCACGGAACCTATCATCCGCCATAGTCACCCATGTCTTCATAACCCGGTCTTTCGTGTCCGGTGCGGGCAAATCCTCGTTGCTCCACTCGACCCTTCCCGCATTCGCCTTTTCGCCAACATCCAATACGGAATCGTTGTAAATCCGGTTCATATCGGTATCGACCACGCGGATCACATCGTCTACTGTTCCGCTATCCGAATCGTAATATTCCGATACGCGCTGCTCCCAATCCTTACCGGCAATGTCCTTGAATACGGACTTTTCCATATCGTCAACATCAATTCGGACAGGTCGGTTCGGTTCGTCCGGGTCGATGGTGTCCACAATGTCAGGTCCGAATAGCATCGTGTTCGCTGATTCGTTGCCAAACATATAGGCCATAATCAGCATTTCAAGGATCTCGTCGATGCGGTCACGCTTGCGGCGTTTCCGTTCCTCCGTCCCCGCCGCAAAATCGGATTCCAAATCGGAACGCAGTACGGCAAGCTGGTCGAACGGAGGAAGTCTGTCCATTACACGCTGCCTCCGGATACGTTCTCACCGTTGTTGTTGTCCGATTCGATGATCTCCGCTTCGCCCTGGCCGTTCGTCTGCTGTTCGGTTTCGTCTACGCGGAATGGGTCGCCCCAGATCATCTTCAAATACGGTTCGGACATCTTGACATCGCTGACGGGATCGTTGCTGATGCCCGATTTGGTAAATGCCAGTTCTGGGTGCATACCGGCGGCCAACATGGTCTGCAACGCCTGGGCCTTGGACTGCATACCGGCAGTTTCATTACGGACGATGGACAGTTCGAAGTCGGACGGGTTAATGTCCAACAGGCCCTTCTTCCGCAGTACATCGGTGAAGATGATGTCAAACTGCTCGTTCGATTTGATGAACAGTTCTTCGGTCTGCCGTGCGGACGCTGCGGCCTGTTCCCATCCGTTGTTGAATATGGCGGCGCGGCCCGTGCTGTCATAGGCTCCCGCGCCCTTACGTGCCGTCATTGGCATGGCGCAGATAAGCAGCACCTTGTCATACAGATCGTCCACAAGCGTCTGCGTCTGGGACTGGTTAAGTTCCTCGGACAGAATCTTGAAATCGGCCTTGTTCTCTCCGACCGACTTCAACGCGATCATGCCAGCCTCGCGGATCTGATTCGCCGTGGTTCCTTCCTCAAACTGGCAGTTCACGGCGACCGCGATGGACTGGATAAACTGTTCCACGCCGTCCACTCGATTGGACTGGATGTTGTTCATAGCATCCAGGAGGAAGATGGCTCCCTCAAACGCGGACATATTGACCGAATTGTACCGGTACTCGATGATTGGGATATGCCCCAACCGGTTTTCTTCGACCCGTTCCAGGGTGCTTGCAATCGCTTCGTAGGTGGGATAAGGCGTGGTGGTCTTGCCTGTTACGGCCCCGCCCAACCGGAAGATCCGGTCCTTGGTGAACACATCGATATGCACAAAGTCGCCGTCGATTACCATGTTCACCGCATAGACCGGTTTCTTTCCAGGCCGAAGCGAATAGACAACGAATGCGCTGCGCGGGTCGATTGCATATGCCTTGATCGGGGAATCCAATTCGTCCGACGGCTCCACGTACAGCGCGGCCTTGCCGACCGTGTGGAACCAGTTCGCCAGTTCGTTGTCCGCATTCTGCTTTCCGGAACGGTACAGGTATTCGTTAAGACGATTTACCTTGTTTTTGACCCCAGCGCGGCGGGAAATATAATTACATTTCTGCTGGAACAGGTATCCGTCCTTAAATTCAACAATTTCCTGCGCGTGGTTTTCGACCACCTTGTTCAGCACGAAACTGTTGCGTTCCTTGTGACGGTTCAATACGGGCTGCAATCCGCGCCGATACCAGTACAGGTATTCTTCTTCCAGAATGTTCTGGAAGTGGTAAACCAGGGCAGAATTAACTTCACCGACCACATTGTCAGCGGTCAGTTCGTCAATGGCCGTAAAAATATCGCGCCGCCCAAATAAGGCTCCGCTTACCACGCGAATGCTGTTTTCAGTAGTGTTGCTCTGTTCCAAATTGTGGGGGCCGGTCTATGTTTTCCTCCGGACCGGCACGGAGGCTCATGGAGGGATGAAGGAGGTCACACATGAAGAAGGACTGTCCGGAATATGCAGAAAAACGCAAAGGTGGAAACCACCTTTACATAGTAAACATACCACGCTACCCCTCCGCAAAAAATACCGCGTCACCCTGTATAATTTGACAATGTTGTGAAAATGGGTAAAAAAATAAGACCCGGTTAAGGGTCTTTTGATGAATTGTATTATTTAGAACGGGCGGTGCATAACGACCGCAGTATTCACATCGGACGATGCGATCATGTCCACGAACATAGCAAGAACATCCGGAACATCATCGTGCTTGTTTTTGCCCGCCATTGTGTATCCGATAAGCTGGTTCATGGCAAGTCGGTATTCCTTGTTCTGGACCGTGTTATCTCGGAACAGTACGTGCGATTTTACCCACCCGCTGTTAGTTTGTATCCGCGCTTCTTTGTTCGTCTGCGTCCATTTCGTAGTGATCGTTGTTATTCCGCCCAATTCGCGCAGCCGCTTCTGAACATCTGCGGCAAACAGCGTACCACCACGATTTGATTCAATTCGGCACAGGCGCACCTTCCGGTCAATCAGCGCACGGACCACTTTCTCCATGAGGATTTCAACTTTTCCGTTGTCGCATACCCATTGTTCAAGGTAGTAGTCCTGCCCGTATTGGTAAAAAATCGGCATGGCCAGGTAGTCATCGCCTTGTTCCTTTGTATCGCAAATCGCAAGGATGCTGTCCGGTTCGACATCGGGAAGGGAGAAATAATACCGAAGTTCCTCCGGATCGTACAATCTGCCCTCGCGCTCTATCGGTTCGTTCATGTACAACGCCCGCCAGCTTGGTTCGTCCATGATCTCCCGCTGTTGTTTGTACATCTCCGTTGTGAACCCAAGCGAATACGGATAGTCAAAGTTTGATTCGTCGTTCTTGTTCATTGCTGGGAACACAAGGAATTTTGCCCGCTTGTCACCGTCATACTCCTGCTGTAACCGTCCGATGGGATCCCAAATCGACCACCGCGTAGCTACGTGCAGTTCGGCGCAGTTGCCTATCTTACGTTGCCGCAAATCGGTGTAATACTGCTGCCATAGCTTATCCAGCCTGTCCCGCGACATTGCGGTTTCGATGCCGTCAATAAGGTCATCACAGTACAGCAACCGACTACACCGCACCTTACCGGCGTTTCCGGAACCGATTGAACTAAATTCAAATGTTTCAAACCGCTTCTGGGTTTGCAGATCAATTCGCAGTTCCTTTCCCGAATTGCCTACCACCGGTGCAAGCGGGAACACATCGTTGTACAGGTATTCTCCATCTTTATCCAATACGCGGAGCAGTTCGTCGAAGATGCCGTGCAACAGACTGTTGCTGTGGGAACCGCCCAATACTGACAGTTCCGGATTCTTGCCGCCTATCCAGGACAGGAAGAAGATGGAAAGCGTTGTCTTTCCTGTGCCTGGTGGTAGAGAAACGGCAAGCAGATCCAATTCGCCATCGGCCAACTGTTGCATCGCGTCCGCAATCGGCTTCAGCTGTTTCCGCCTCGGTTCGTAAAACTTCTTCTTCGCCGGTCTGTTCCATTCC